GATAACACGATAAAGGCTATCAATGCGCAGATTTCTGCGCTTTCTAGCTTACGAAATAGCACGGAGATTACGAAAGATGAGTTTCGTGAGTACGGCATTGAACTCGGCAGGCTGCAGGCGCAGCTGAAAAGAGTCAGCACCGTCCCACAGATTGGCGCTCTTGGAGAGCAGCAGGGTCAAGGCCCGAACACGATTGCAAATCTGCGCGACCAGATCGCATCGCTGACTCAGCTAAAAGAGCAGGCAACGGTTGGAAGTCAAGCCTTCAATGCCTACGACGCTTCGCTGCAGAAACTGCAAGCAAGGCTCAAGGCTATTACCGCAATTCCCGAGCCAACAATTTTTTCGCCAAGAACACTGGCGATTCTGAAACAGGTTGACGGAATCAAAGGGTTTGACAACCTGAAGCAATCGCTGCAGGGGCTGGCGCAGCAGTCTGTTGGCACGGATCAAGACCTGAAGAAACTCGCCAGTGCCTATCGGCAGCTCAAGCAGGGTGGCGATGGCACCATCGCCGGCATGCGTGCGCAGGTTCAGGTGCTGACGCAGCTGCGGGAAGCGGTCAAGGGTGGAACGGCCGACTTCCGGGCCTACAGCGCCGAGCTGCGGCAGGTTCAGTCAAGGCTCAATGCCGCCAGCGGCGCAGCGCCTGCTGCCGCAGGCGGCGGTGTCGGCGCGGGACTGATCGGCGGCCTGGCGGCCAGGGTGGCAGCGCCACTGGCGGCCGTTGCGGGGGTAGGGGCCGTCGCCGCGGCCGGCATAGACGCCGAGGCACAACAGGTGCGCCTCAAGGCCCTGACAGATCAATTTGGCGAATACAACCAGGCGCAACAGTCCGCGGCGACGATCGCTGGCACTTTGAGACTATCAACCGCCGAGGCCCAAAAAGAGTTTTCCAATCTCTACGCGGCATTGAGGCCTTCTGGTTTTACTATTCGCGAATTAGAGGACGCGCTGATTGGATTTAGCGCTGCGGCGCGAAATAGTGGCGCAACGGCGCAGGAGACCGCAGGGGCCGTGCTTCAACTCAAGCAAGCGCTAGCAAGCGGCAGACTTCAGGGTGAGGAATTGCGTGCAATTCGCGAGCAAGCGCCATTGGTTGCGCAGGCGATTGCAAGGGAGATGAAGATTAGCATTGGTGATCTGAAAAAGGCCGGAGAAGAAGGAAAGATAACCACCGAGATAATGCTTAAGGCATTGTCAAAGCTACGCGACACGCAGCTCGGCAAGCTCAATCAGCAGTTCAACACTGCACAGCAGGCGGCCTACGATCTTGGCAATGCGTTCAAGGACGCCAGCGCAGAGCTGTTTAAGTTATTTGGTCCAACAGTCGTTGCTGGGTTGAAAGCTCTCACGGCAGCGCTCAACTTAGCCGGCGCCGCAGCAAAAAATCTCAGCGGCTCAAGATCGGATGAGCAAAGGGCAGCCGAGGAATCACTTAAGCTCTATCCTGGTCAATTCCAGGGATTTCAAAGGGCCGAGTACATCCGCAATCGCAAAGGTCAACTGCAGCAAACTCGTCAACTTCTGGAATCAGGCAGCAGCTTGACGACTACGGTTGGTGGTGTTGTCTATGACAATCGCACCGGCCAGCCAGTCTCTGCGCAGCGTGCGCGTGAGTTGCAGTCAATCGAAAGGGAGGCAAGGGGTGGCGGCCTGACTCCCGAGCTGATCAAGCTTAGGGAAGATGCCAGGCAAGAGCGGCTTGCGAACGAGAGGGCTGCAGCGGCTGCTGGGAAGGGGAAAGAGAAGAAGATGAAGCCATCGGCTGGAACGATTATCGAATACCTAACGGGTGATCCTTCGTCCAAGTATTACGAACCAAGAGGCCATGGTGGGGCGAATTACCATGAGCATCTTGCATTCCAGACAACGCAGCAGCGCGATCTTGCGATGCGTGCATTGCGTGCCGAGGGAATCCAGATCGGATCCGTTGAAGGAGGTCGTCACGCACCAGGCAGCTACCATTACAGCCGTCAGGCATTTGACGTTCCTGCAGCGCAGGTTCCTGTGGGGCAAGAGCCGGGTCTATCTGCTCGCGTGAGGCAGATCCTCGCCCGTGCCGGCTTCACTGGAAAGGGCATGGAGGGGTTGACCAGCGAAAAAACGCTGGCGGAATCATCGGCTGAAATCTCGATCAAGGAGCTTCAGAAGGCGCAGGAACTGGCCAAGCAGCGACTAAAGGAACAGCAAGACTACTCCACCCAACTCCGCGAAGATCAAGCCAGCACAAAAGCCACAACCGAAGAGCTACAGCTGCAGCGTGATCTCAGAGCGGCGGCCACCGATTCAGAGAAGATCCGCGCACAGTACGCGCTTGACTATTTCAACACCTACCAGAGCCTGACGAAAGAGGTCGAAGGCATGGTGGATCCCATGTCAATCCTGCAACGGATACAGGCTGTTGATGCTGACATGGCCGAGCGCTATAAGGAGGGGCTTAAGGAGATCGCAGCGATTGAGAATGAGCGTGCAATGCAGCTCAGTTCTCAGCAATGGCAAGACCAGCAAGTCATCCTAGCAGCCACGCTCAGCGACTACTACAGCCAGCAATCTGAGAAGCTGCAGGAACAGAACGAGCTGGCCGGCAGCCTGGCCCAGACGATCGGCCAGGGCATGCAGCAGGCGTTCAGTCTTGCGATCCAGGGTGCCGAGAACCTGGGGCAGAGCCTGCAGGAGCTGGGCGCCACGGTGCTCAAGGACATCGCGCAGCAGCTGATCCAGATTGCGGTCATTGCGCCGGTGATCAAGGCGATCAGCGGCATCGGCGGTGGTGGCGGCATCGCACCGATCTCCCCTGGCATCAACGCCCTGCCCGGCGGCGACTTCAGCCAGTTCTTCGCTCCCGCGGCCGGATCGTTCGCGGCCGGGCTGCCATCCGCTGCGATCACCCCATTCCAAGGCGGCAACCCTTTCAGCTTCGCCACCGGCGGCATCATGACCCCCCAGGGCCCGGTGCCCCTGCGCACCTATGCCCGCGGCGGGATCGCCACGGCCCCGCAGGCGGCGATCTACGGGGAGGGCTCCACCCCCGAGGCCTTCATCCCCCTGCCCGATGGCCGCCGGGTGCCGGTGGCTCTGAAGCAATACCCCGGCATCCCTGGCGCCAGCGGCGCCGGAGGCCAGTTCGAGTCCACCGATCAGGTGGTCCAGCGGCTGGTCGAGACCGCTCGCCAAGAGTCCACCGCCCGGGCCGCGGCCGTCGCCGCCAGCTCGCCGGATGGCACGGTGCGGATCAAGGTGGAGACGACCCGGATCAACTCGGTGGACTATGTGACCGCCGAGCAGGCCGAGGCTCTGGCCCAGGCCGCCGCGACCCGCAGCACCGCCCGCCAGCAGCGGGCCCTGCAGTCCAGCCCAGGGGCCCGCCGGAGCCTGGGGATCTGATGGACCACGACATCTCCGAGGGCGTCTACGTGCAGCTGCTGACCCGCGACGGGGCCCCGACGGGCTATGCGTTCCAGCAGTTCCACACCGGCGAGACCCGCACCTACCAGGGAGTGGACTACATGCACGCCGGCTTCGCCTACTCAGGCGCGACGGTGGACCTGGGCTTCCCCAACGCCGAGGCCGTGCTGGCGTTCAACGCCGACGTGCTGGGCCTGAACATCTGGAAGCAGGCGGCTGATGATCTGTGGATCGCCAGGATCCGCACCGTCTGGCTGGATCCTGTCACCCTTGACGAAACGGGGATCGAGATGATCGACACCTACGCGATCACCGCCTATGTGCAGGATCTGCAGCAGGTCTCGGTGACCCTCGGCAGCCCGCTGGATGCGATCGGCGGCGACTGGCCACGGCGGGTGCTGACGCAGGCGATGGTCGGCGCTCTGCCTCCAAGCGCAGACCTGAGGTTCTGATGCTGGGGAAGCGCCGCCACCGCATGCTGCTGCCGATCGATCGGCAGATCATGACCGCCCTGGGCCTGAGCGAGGCGCAGTACCGGCAGTTCCATCTGGAGCAGGAGCGGCTGAGCCGGCTGCGACCGGTGGAGGGACCTGTGGCGGTTGCACTGGTTCCGATCCTGATCAACCTCGCCATCTCGGCCGTCCTGTCGGCCGCGGCCTACCTGCTGACGCCCCGCCCGCGCCTCAAGCAGCGCAACGCCCCCCGCCCGGGCGAGCTGCGGCAGGAGCAGCAGCAGGGCCAGCAGCTGGTCTCCAGGACCGAGTTCGCCCCGAAGCAAGGCATCTCAAGCACCCAGGACACCGTCGAGCTGGGCGCCACGATCCCGGTGGTCTGGGCCCACCGCGAGACCATCAACGGCATCACCTACGGGGGCGTGCGCGTCAACTGCCCGCTGCTGTGGAGCCAGATGGTCAGTCTCGGCGGTTCGCAGATGCTGCGGGCCGTCTACCTGGTCGGTGAGGCCCCGATCACAGGCATTGATCCCCAGCAGTTCGCGTTCGGGGAGAACCTACTGTCCGCCTATGACCTGGGCGCCGCAGGCGAGAGCAGCGCGAGGGTGACGATCTATCACCGTCCGGGCGGCGGCCGGATTCGCGCGACCGACCGCATCGCGGGCCGGCTGGCGGCGAACGATCCGGGCAATGCCGAGACCGCTGGTGCTGGCGACGTGTTCCAGGTGCGGGGGCTGAACAACCAGCACGTGCCGGCGACGTGCTACAGCTACCAGCCCAGCAGCCAGACGGCGTTCGGCGTCTACGCCCCGATCGGCAACGGTCTGGCATACCGGGTGAATCCGCAGATCCGCCCGATCACGCAGGCGAACCTCAAGACGCCGAAGGATGAGAACCTGGTCAAGCAGGGGATCAGCATCATCGTCTGCAGCCGCGACAACGCCGCGACGGCGCAACGTGAGAAGTCCGACGCGATCAGCTCGAGCCGCTGCGGGCTGACGGCCCACCGGCGGGGCGGCAGCAGCGTGACCGACAACACCCTGCAGGTCGACGACGAGGTCGACCTGCAGATCGACGCCGGCACCGACGCCGGAGGATTCTTCACCAGCGGCGACTACTCCGAGGGCAAGGGAGACATCGGCTCAGCCGTCGCTGGCCGCCAGCGGGCGTGGGATGACGCGATCGTCGTGGGGGAGCTGTATCGGATCGGTTCGGCGGTGTGCGTCTGCTCAGGACGCAGCCCGTCCGATGACGTGTTTCGCTCGGACGTGGACCAGCAGCCGATCGGCGGCGGGATCAGCGTGACCGCGACGTTCCGGGTGGTGGAATCCGGCACGGCGGACTTCCCCGGCACCGGCGGCACCAGATCTGGCACCGCGGCGCCGCATGTGCTGCGGATGGCCAGGGCAACCGTTGCGATCCCGCAACCGGCGCAGGTGATCGAGCTGGGCATCCGCTCCACCGTCGGGATCCGGGTGGCGGGCCTGATGAACTTCCGCGACGCCATGCCCTACGGAGAGGTGGACGGCCGCGCCTGCGACTACTACAACCTGTCGCAGCTACCAGCCCAGCAGATCTTGCGGGTGACGCAGTATCAGTCCGGCACGATCACCCAGATCGAGACCCGCTACGCATTCTGGCGGCTGCGCTACCGAATCGCCGGCAGCACCAGCGGCTGGTCCAGCTTGCCACAGCTGTTCGGCGTCAGCGGCAGCACGCAGCAGGCGCAGTTCAACTTCCTGCGGATCGAGTTCCCGACCCGCCAGCGATGGGAGGTGCGCCTGGACCCGGTGAGCGGCTGGGAGGTGCGCAGCGGCACCGCCGGCGGCGACCTGATCGTCATCGATGCGCGGCTGTCGTCGCTGCAGACCGTCGGCGATGGGTCGGTGGTGGTGCGCGTCGCCGGGGAGTATGTGCAGCGCCAGGCGGCCACATTCCAGATGCCCTGCACCATCAACACCCGCGGCGGGATCGGGATGCCGAACGTTGACGGCGGCAACTACGTGGACGAATGGGCCCGCCTGGCGGAGCAGTTCGTCTACGACGAGATCACGACCAGCGCCAGCAGCCCCGAGCACGAGATCACCTACGTCAACGTGATCGACACGGCGCCGACGACGCCG